AGCGTATCAGGTATTTTTAAACTGAGTTGATAAGGGACCACTAACGCGGGTGCTTACGGATCTCTCGTTGATCTCTACGGAGTATTTACGAATTCAAACGGGATCTTAACGAGTCCAAACGGTACAAGTTTATCAGTCTTTCCAAGACTCGAACTCCTTGACGAAAGAGGAGTAGGGCCCGATGTCTAAGCGGGTCTTGAGTACCTCATCACTGGCGGGTCGTAGGACATATGCGTTCCAGTACGATTCCCAATCCTTCCGCACGGACAGCAGGAGGATGCTCATATCTAGTGGTTGATTCACGGTCAATTCACGAAGATAGGCCTCAATGGAATGTTGTAATTCGATCGGTATGTTGTAAAGTCTCTCAACGAGAAGTCGCGTCCGATCACCTACGGCGCGACTGGGAAGCTTCGCCCACGTCAACATCTGCATGTATTTGCGGCGTTCCCACCAGGTCAAATGTCCTGCTCGGAGTATATATTTCTTAACATCTCGATTCGGTACAGAATCGGTGATTCGGAGGGCGTAATTGGCCAGTTCATCCAAAATCGGACAGCCATTAAACTGGTGTTTTAAAGACATGGCTTTGGCCCTCAGGAGCACCAACAACTTTCTGTCGTTGGCGACGGAGTAGGACCCGGACGTCCACCCAAACTTCATCAAGGCTTGGATCGGATCAGTCACATTGATTTGATCAGTAAGATCGAAGACTAGGCCACAAAAGCTCGCAGTCTCCAGCTGGTCATGGTGGTCAAGCTTAATGACTAAACCAAGACTCGCAAAATCTTCGACAGTAGGACAAGGCCCCTCAACCCTGTACAAACCATCGTCTCCCTCGACCACGCCTACAGCGTGTGTCGCCCCAACCTCATCACAAAGAAACTCCATGAACATCAAGTTGGAAAACCCGTTTCCCAATGACGTACACATCTCTCCGGACATCCGAGTCGCGTCAATATCGACGCTAAAATCTCGAAACTTGCATGTATTCCGGCCAGCTAGAATCTCATCGCATATGCGCATGAATTCAGGATGGAACGGGAGCGAGGACGTCATATATGCGTACAACTCGATCTCAACCGCCATCATTAATTGTCTGGTAAAGAGGGCTTCGAAAGAAGTATAGTCTGTCGCAATGTAAGTACCTCCCACACGATAAACACGATCGTAAATGTAAGCGGGGCGCTCATGGACTGGGACCTTCTTAATAAAAGCCGGGTGCTGGAAGACCTTCTTCTCTATTTGATGAAATATAGGCCCTACAACGCACTTAAATTGATCAGTACGGGCATTGATAGCTCTAGCATGTTTAAACTCTGCATAAAATTCATCTTTCATAAAAGACTTACACTTCCTTAACTTTGGATTGGACCACACGTCTCCCTCAGTGTTAGCGTGGCATTCTGCTAACTCTTCCTTCCGCCATTGCGGGTAACTGGCATGCTCGAGCCAGGTGGGAACGCTGATGTCAGTATCTGGCTTTAGCGGTTCCAGATTCTTCTTTAGCCAACTCTGCACGAAAGCCCTTAGGCGTCCGACGCGTGCAGAGTCTGCAACGGGGGTTTGCGACGCAAACCTTTTGATCACCCCTGCCCATGTCGTGTCCGGATCTGTGGGATCCGGGTGCGGCAGGCAGGCTCCCTCAACATGACACCCCAAACTTGTGGCTACTGCGGCACGCCGTGTAATATCACGCTTGATCTTGCCGTTAGTCATAAATTTTGTGTTAGGTTTCGTATTGGGTAGTCTCGGGAGCTCCACCTCGCCGTACCGATACCCATAGGCAACGGCACGACCCATCCGATTGGATGGTTTAGGGTTCAGGGGGGTAACCGAAAAGGCTGGGCGTCCGCACGCTCTGAAATACAGAGGTAGAACGCCCACGTCATCCGGATGGTATTGCCGAAAATGTCCTCACCGTAGCTGACTTCCTTCCTGGACCAAGGGAACCAGCCAGCGCCATCATGTCTCTCTTTCAAGACCGAATAACGACTGATATTTACGGTGTCGATTCGTCCGGCGGCCTGCTGTAACGCTAGGGCCACGAATTTAGGGTCTCTGCCTGGGACTAGGATGTTTGGCACGCTCAGCTGTGTAAAAAGCTCCATGCTCACTGTGTTGACTTGACGTTCCACAGTCATCCAAAATAGTCCGACATTCGCCTTGACATACTGTACATCTGCATAATAAGGATCCTTATGCTTGAGGTCTCGAGTGGAGTACGCGTCAGCTCGCTCATCGCCTGACTGCGGAGCCTGTAACGGTATTACCTTGTACTCATAATAACACCTGAGAAGCACCCATCTACCAGTGCGCCACCGCGCGATAACGGCGACACAGACTATCCACATGCCCGTAAGACCGGCCAGGAGGTAGAGATGTTTAAACATGGGGGAAACTAGGCCCACTAGGATGTCAGTAACATCCAAGAAGACCACCAGTGAGTCCGCGCCCATGCAGTTTTCCAAACAGAAGTTAGCAACCGTCACAATTAAGGCGAGAATGCTACCCCCGAGAGACGAGCCAAAGCCCGTTATCGCTGTCAACCAATAAACGAACAACCAGCCGAAGGTTTGACGGACCTTCGACAAAGTTGAAACCTTGTCTGTGAAACGGAACTCGAACTGACGCAAGTCCGCCAAGCGTTTGGCTTCCTCCTGGGCGTGAAACGGAACCCACTTCTCCTGAGAGGGCTTCACTTCTTCCTGGGGTTCTTCATCCACACGCTGCTGGATGAGCTCACGCTGCGCATCTCGTGCGCCAGCGTCCTGAGCTTGCTGCCTCCGGTCCTCGCTAGCTAACAAGTCTCTCGACTTGTTGCCCGTCTTAGGTTTAACCACTGGGGTAGCGCGTCCAATTCGTTCCTCGTCCTCACCTGGAATGACGGACGGATTGGGGGTTTGTTGTGGCGGCATGTCATCTTCCGTCATGTAGGGCTCCTCTACTTCCTTTTCTGCTCCACGGGCTTCACCATACCCGGAGCGCTCAATTTGCTTGACATTATGGGCCGATAACGGACGCTTTCTTGCTGCAAAGGCGATCCTGTCACGAGTTTGTTGAGCCTCGAACTCAAGCCTTTCAAGGCGCTCCTCCTGGCTCTCTCTAGGTCGGAAATCTTTCTTGGTCGAGTTATTTTGTTTACCGTTTGACTGCTGACCTTTCTTACTTGGGCCATTGATTTCAGCAAACGCTCTCTTACTCGCTGCTTTGGCATCGTGTGGTCCTGTATTGGACATTCTACGGTTGCACTGGTTTCGC